TCTACTGTCTTCATTAAGCCAGTAATATCTTTTATATTCCATTTTAAAATAAATCGTCTACAGTTATACTCTTACTCTTTTTATTATAATCTACTTGCTTCTTGTAAAAGAAGTCTCCCTCTTTGGTAGCAGTGATTTCTATATCAAACCACTTTGTTGATGCTAATAACTCACTATCAACATCAAACAATGGATCCATACCAATTCTCTTAAGAGAGTTATTAAAGCGATTCATAATGAAGTGCTCAATTGTCTTCTTTGGAAGAAATTCTAATTCACCTTCTTCAAAGATCCAATCTAGTATACCACACTCAGCCTCATAAGCTTTCTTACATGCGGAGTATATAAGGTTTTCAAACTCTTCATCAAACCACTCAGGGTTCTCTTTCTTAATAATATTGATAAGCTCTGCTCCAAAGTTACCGTGTATCTCTTCTTCTTTACTAGTAGCCTCAACAACATTAGATATACCCTTCAGGACATTCTTCTCTTTATTGAAGCTCATCATAATCAAGAATTGACTAAACAAACTTACGTGCTCTATAAACAATGAGAACAACAGCACAGACTTAGTATACATTTTATCATCTCGTGATCTTGTACCATCTAAATATTTCTTCAGGTATTTAATTCTACCTTCTATAGCAGGCACTTCCACCACGTTCTCGAACTCTTTCTCAAGTCCTAGTATTCTTAAAAGTCTGGCATAAGCATCTTTATGTCTCACTTCTGATTCAGCAAATGTAAATCCCACATCACCTATTTCTGTGATAGGCATACGTTTGTACAAGTCACCCCAGAAAGTTTTTACATTAACTTCTATTTGTGCAATTGCAAGCATAGTCTTCTTGATGACATCACGTTCTTGGTCAGTTATTGTAACCTTGAAATCTTGTATGTCTTCAGTGAAGTTGAACTCTGTATCAATCCAGTACGAGTGTCTGATTGCATCTTTGTACTCTAGTAATTGTGGATATTCATATGGGAGAATATTTACCCTTGGCATAAAAATGTTTTTATTCATGTTGTTATAGGTTTACCGTTTTTGTCTAAGTTTAACGAAAGTAATCTTTGTTCTATTTCAAACTCAACTTTCAATATAAGGCTAAGATTCTCCTCTAACTGCTCATTGATTATTCTACCAACAAATGGTAAAAGTTCATTGAGATTGGTATCTACACGAGGTATACCATGTATAGTGGATATTTCTTTGCACTTAAATCCTTCTATCTTTAATAGATCATTAAATACTTCGTTCAAGTATTGAACCACTGCAGGAATATCTATAACTAAACCTGGACCATCTGTGACTAGTTCATATGTTACATTGAATTCTTTAGCTGTTCTCATAATGTGGTTGTTTGATACCAATAGGGACTAGAAGTCCTCTCAGGTTGGAAGCCTGAAGGTCTTTTACTCTCTGAAAGGTGGGTGATCATTAATTCAGCTTCCTCAGCTGAAATCTGATTGCTGGAAAGCAAATCTACTATAATTTTTCCAATTGTTCTCATAATTATTTGTAAAATTTAAGATATTTCTTCTAATTGTTTCTCCATCTGAAAGATTCTTTCTTTCATTCTCCTTATTTGTCTATGTATAGTTCTCTTACCTTCGATGCTGCTTTTATTAAGTTCTTCTTCCACTTCATTAAGAAATGGATTTATTCTATTTCTAAAAGCTCTATCAAATTCATATAAGTTCTTGTATTGTCTAAGCCCATATAACACAGTAGCATGATCAAAACCACCAATAGTTTGACCTACAGCAGTTAGACTCATGCCATCTGATGCATGGTTATAAGCTAAGTTATAATATAAGAATCTAATGTGAACTACATTCCTCTTTCTCGTCTTCTCTGATAGATCTAGATTAAAATAGTCTTCTACAAGTTCTTTAATCTTCTGAGTTGTCATCTGTTTCTTGATTTTGAGTTAACTTCTCCTCAAGCATTTTAACAGCTTGAGATAGTGCATTAGCTTCTGCTTCTTTTCTTGTGCTGAAGCTTCCACTTTCTTTGTCATTGTTTATATAGTAAGAAAACTTCTTAGTCTTCCAGTTGTGTTTTATGTTGATGATTACTTCTTTCTCATCAAACATATCTAAGGCAGCTCTACCACCTTCTTTAAACACTGTTACTATCTGGTCATCTGTTATACCTGAATTTATCATGAATTCTTTGAAGGCATCATCCTTATCAAAATCCTCTACAGACTCCATCAGTTTTTTTAGAAACCATTCTTTTAGCTCGACTCTTGTTAAAGGGTTATCAGCTATCAATTTTTCTACGTCCATAATTATTGTTTTATTAGTTCAACATTCTGTTTTATTTTATTAATATGAAGTATTTCTTTGTCTTTATCATATCCATCCCACACTTCAAAATCCTCATCCCATTCAATACCTATCTTATTTTCCCAATACTCCACCATATCATCTGTCTTATTAAAGATTCTGTATTGAAGAGATATCTCATCTCTGTGTAATCCATTCTTCTTTATCTTTATAACCTTCGGAAATAGTTTCTGAAAGCTACTAGAAGTTTTGGAATATTTACCCTGTCTTACAAGACTAAAGTCTTCATCCCACTTTGGATCTAGTTTATATACAACAACGACAAAACCACCATCATAATCATAATCCTCAATGATTTGCTCTGTACGTTCGTACTCATCATCAAGAAACTCTCTAAATTTAATTATGTCTTCTGGCAGAAACAAGAGATAGACAGCACCTTGGTACTGAAAATCTCTTTCTGCATCTTCGACATAACCATTTATAAATCCATTACCTCGTAATGCATTCTTTGGAACCCTTAGAGAAGGCACCATAAATATACTAGTTATTGTTTTCTTAGTTCTCATTTAGATTTTTTAATTCTTTATGTGTATACAATTTTAGTACACTATAATATAGCCTTGCTTGTTCTTTTGCCATCTTGGCATCACCACCACTTGCTTTTAAGTATGCTATGAATATAGCCTTAGTAAACTGGTAGTCTGTCATACCAAGGTGCATATTATCTCTACACCAAGCTTTTCCCACTCTGTATGCTCCAGGTATACCGTCACCACTATCACCTATTACCACTTGAGAAGCTATAGCTAGTCTACTTTCTTCCTTAGATATATGTTTAAACTCTCCTAGAGTGTCTCCATGGCTTCTGTAATTATAGAATGGTACGTCAGGACAATTATATAACACATCCTTATCTATAGCTGCTACAACACAGTTACCCTCACTCAATACATAAGCATCATAGACATAATCATCAGCTTCTGCTCCTACAGAAGGTATAGCATGTAATTCATCTAACATATAATCTGCAATGATTGGAACCAATGGGTTCTTTTCTTTTCGATTTGATTTATAGTCAGGATATAGCTTGTATCTAAAGTTACTACCACCTCCTATAAATATGAAAGTCTTTTGTATATTGTAAAACTCTTCTATGTTATTGTGAATTTCTTCTAACTTAGTTCTAGTTCTATACTTAGCTTCTTCAATTCTATCTTCCTCTGTTGGAAAATCCATCAAAGATTCTTCAGGAAAGTGTGTAGCAAAATACATAATGCTATCAGCATCTATTAGTAATACTCTTTCTGTTTTGTCATACTCAGTAGGGCAGTTCTTAACTTCTTTTACAACTATGTCAAGATCCTCTTGAACATTCGTTAACTTAACTCCCTTTATCATAACCTTCCTCTTGAGTTAACATACTCAATTTCTCTCTGTAAGTAGTCTAAAGCTTTGTATAAATCCTTCAGTTCATCATCTTTCCTTCCTGCTCTAGTTATATATTTCACAATATTACCTCTGTTGAAAGAAAGAGAGTAATCGTTACACACGTCTATAATATCATACTCTTTTCCATTTTCATAATGTTCAGGTGTTCTCATTTTTTAAACTGTTTTAATTGTTTTTCTAATTGTGTTTTTTGATCATGACATGTTTTACAGAGAACCTGTAAGTTATCTTGTTCACAAAATAGAGTGTCTACAAAGGCTGGAAGATCATTTGAGCAGTTTAAACTGCCTGCAGGTTCAATGTGATCAACATTAACTTGATCACTTTTGTACCACTTTTTACATTTATTGCATAGATACTCCCACTTCTGTCTTTTGTTTTTTCCTTTGTAAGCTCTTCTTGCTAGCTTCTTACATTCAGCAATTGGTTTCCACCATCTGCTTTTCTGCCTTAATGCACTTCTAATCATAGACCAGAACATTGATTCTGTCATTGTTCCAGCATTTCTAGTGCGAGGCACTCTTGGTTTTCTTGTTGATTTTTTTGCCATAAGTTTTAAAATTAAAGGGATAACAAATATAACTTAAATAAATGTTATCCCCTAATTTATTAATCTAGTGATACAACTCTGTCTCGTATCTCAGCCTTCATATCTTCTAAGCTTCCTACAATATTACGTATGTCAACACTGCTAACATTTGGTAAATTGAATTCATACTTAGAACTCTCAGCTACAAATCCTTCTTGCACCTTAGTTTCAAGGTTTTCAAGCTCACGGATTGCATACTCTTCATCAAGCTGTAGAGTGTCAAACTGATTGTCATGAAGAATCTCTGTAGCTTCTTCTCTTGGTACAGTCATGATTGGTAAATACTCATAGCATCTACCCTTGTGTGTACCAATACCAACCACCTTCATAGGATTGATAAGAACAAGCACAGACTGATCACCACATCCTACATAGTGTATTTGATCAGAAGTGAAGTGTAAACCAGCTGCAGCACAATCTTGTGTTGACCAGTTACAATCTTCCTTAGGCATGTTAACCACCTTACCTACACGTATATCAAATGTTTTAGTCCAATCATCTGTGAAACGATTCTCATGTCTGTTAGGTAAGTCTAGATAGAGATCTGTAAGTTTACCTATTAGTTCTCCATGATCCACTGTCACAATGTGTGTTACTTCATAAGGCTCTACTTCACCTGTACTATCACATGCATCACAGTCTATCCACTCTCCTTCATTCCATTCATCTTCATCTTCATAATAGTCACCATCATCATAGTAACCACCTTCTCCACCACATTGTGGACACATTGTACTTGTATATGTTTCTTCATGGTGTAGCTTATCTTCATGTACAAGCTTGTATTCACCATTTTCTAGAAACACACTATAGTCATCTGGACTCTTCTTCCATACAGCTTTCACTTTGTTATAAGTGTTAGAGATGAAATGTACAAGCTCTGGGCTTCCATGTAGTGTAACAACATTACGTAGTGCTACAAAGAATCCTTGCTTAGTGATACGGAAACTGTTCTCTTTCAAGAATCTATACAGCTCATGTGCCACCTCAGCTCTTGGGTTAAGTGCACACCACATAAAGAAACGTTTAAGAGATGTATACTCTTCATGTTCATTAAGTGGCATGTTTAAAGATTTAGCATCTGCTACAGCATCAATAAGTTCTTCAACTAATAGCTGTGGTAGAGATCTAGATATACCCTTGAAGTATACACTATCTCCATCCACTGTGAATTCACCACTCTCTTTTAGAATAGAGACTCCCTCACGAAGAGCTTTAAGTCTTGCAAGTTTCTTCTCTTCTTCAATTTTCTCATTAACAACACTAGGGTCACTAACAATAGAATATAAGTCTGCTACATTCTTTGCTAGCTGCACAGCTGCATAATGTTCCTCTGTAGCATCCATCTTGGTAATTACAGAACCATCACTCATTACAATAGTTAGCACATCGTTAACTAACTTAGCGCTTTGATAAGGCTGTCCAGCAGCTTCATCTTGTTCATTAATTAAGGCATCAATTTTCTTCTCAATTACCTTCTCTACTGAATGGTCTACTTTGTTTTTGAACCATTCCAAACTTAGAAATTTACTCATGTTTTTAATTGTTTTTATTTATTAATATACGAAAAATATGGGAGACTGTCAAACAATCTCCCACATGATTACTCTGTTTCCTCGCTGTCCTTCAGCGCTTTCTTTAGATAGTGATATTTATACTCTTCATTCACTTCCAGCCCATTACAAGTCATTAGTTGTGCCATGCAATCTAGAAGTTCACTAGATGTATAAGAATAAATCATCACCTTTGCAAGTGTATTGAAATAATAGTGAGTCTTTAACATTTGATGCACCTTCTCTTGTAGTTGATAATATGTATCATCAAACAAATTATTCTCTTCAGCTATCTTCATCAAAGCATCAAGATCTCCAAAACTACTATAAGCAGTAGGA